CTGCTGAAGATGAGGAGTAGGAATCGATGAGCGACATCAATGACTATATGGAGCTGATCGCTAGAAAGGCGTTTCGAGTCGATCGACGCGGGATTGAAGTTTCAGGAGAGTCCCTGGCGAGTCACCTATTTCCCTTCCAGTCTCATTGCGTCGAGTTTCTGCTCGGCCTCGGAAGTGGTGGATTGTTTCTCGATACCGGTCTCGGCAAGACAGCATGCGAGCTTGAATGGTGTCGACACGCAGGAGAGGCGACTAACGGTCGCAGCCTGATCTTGACGCCGCTTGCCGTTGCGAACCAGATCCGCCGCGAAGGCGAGAGATGGAATTACGAGTGCAGGGTGATCCGAAGCGAGGATGAATCAGCCGACGGGATCAACATTTGCAACTACGATCGGCTGCATAAGCTCGATCCGCGATCTTATGGCGCAGTGGTTCTCGACGAGTCTTCTATCTTGAAGAATTTTGCTGGCAAGACGTCGAGGGCGCTAATCGATGCGTTTTCTCATACCCGGTTCAGGCTCTCGTCAACCGCGACGCCGGCCCCGAACGATCACATGGAACTCGGGCAGCATTCATCGTTCTGCGGGATTATGGCATCAAATGAGATGCTCTCGCGATTCTTTATCAATGACTCCTCAACTGCATCGCAGCACTGGAGGCTCAAGCGTCACGGCGTCAATGAATTCTGGGATTGGATGGGATCGTGGTGCCGAATGGCTTCGATGCCCTCGGACCTCGGGGACTCCGATGAAGGGTTCGAATTGCCTCCGCTTAATACCTATCACCACGGCGTAGAGTCTCAGATCTCGGCTGCGCCCGGCTCACTATTCGCGCAGGTTCAGGTCTCGGCAACTGACATGCACCACGTAAAAAGGCAGACTTCGGCAGCGCGTGCGGATTGCGCCCTCGAGATCATCGCTGACCATCCCAGAGGTCCGTGGGTGGTGTGGTGCGATACTGATTACGAGGCGAACGCGCTATTGAAATCACTCGGCGATCTCGACGGGGTCGCCGAAGTTCGCGGCTCGCATCCTGTAGACCGCAAGGAGTCCACGCTGGAGGCGTTTCTCGACGGTGGCGTCAGGATTCTCATCACAAAGCCGAGCGTCTGCGGATTCGGGCTGAACTGGCAGCACTGCGCTAACACGATCTTTGTCGGGCGCTCGTTCTCCTACGAGAAGTGGTATCAGGCGATCCGCAGGCTCTGGCGCTTCGGCCAGATGCGCGCGGTGGAGTGTCACGTCATCGTCGCTGCAGGCGAAGAGACGATCGGCAGAGTGATCGATCGCAAGGCTAGTGATCACGACGGGATGAAGGCGCAAATGCGCGAGTCAATGTTACGGGCGATGAAGTCGACGGCCGGTTCTCGCCTGCCATATAAAGCCGAACACCGAGGGAGATTGCCATCATGGATGTAAACACGAGGGCGGTAGCAGAAGTGGTTAGCGAAGCCGATAGCGCCGCAAGTATCTACGGCCCCTTCACGTCGACTCACGAAGCATACGGAGTGCTCGCCGAGGAGGTCGCAGAACTGCTCGACGCGATCAATAAGAACAACCGCCACGACATCGCGCAGGAGGCGCGTCAGGTATCGGCGGTGTCGCTGCGACTGTTCGCGCAGGCTTCTGAATTATTGGACGATGACGAGTACAGCAACGACTTCTCCAAGAGGAGCAGCCTGTGACCGTCGAGTGCGTCGATGAGTCTCATGGAGAAGGATGGACGGCCTATCTAGGGGACTGCGTGGAGGTCTGCCGCCAGCTCCCGGACGAGTGCATCGACTTTTCGATCTACTCCCCTCCCTTTGGAAACCTCTTCGTCTACTCCGATAGCGCAGCCGACATGGGAAACTGCGCTACCGACGAGGAGTTCGGCGAGCAGTATCAATTCATCGTCGACGAGAAGTTCCGACTGACAAAGCAGGGACGGATCACCGCAGTCCACTGCTCAGACTTGCCGCTTACGAAATGGCGCGACGGTGCGGTGGGGATTAAAGACTTCAGCGGACAGATCATTGCCATTCACGAGCGCGCGGGGTGGATTCTTCACTCTCGGCGAACGATCTGGAAATGTCCCGTCGTCGAGATGACGCGCACGAAGCACGTCGGGCTTCTCTACAAGCAGCTCAAAAAGGACAGCATCAAGAGCCGTGGCGGAATGCCAGACTACCTGATGACGTTCGTGAAGCCCGGAGAGAACGCCGTCCCGATCACTCACACCGTCGAGTCTTTTCCGCTCGATCAATGGCAGGAGTGGGCGTCGCCGGTATGGAATACGGTGAGGCAGGGCAACGTGTTGAACGCAAAGGCAGCCCGGCAAGCTGGCGACGAGCGCCATCTATGCCCGCTACAGCTCGACGTAATACAGCGCGCCGTCGTCATGTGGTCAAATCCTGGGGAGACCGTGCTCTCTCCGTTCATGGGGATCGGCAGCGAGGGATTCGAGGCGCTGAAGGCCGAGAGGCGATTCGTCGGGATCGAATTGAAGCGTGCCTACTGGGAGCATTCGATCAAGAATCTCGCGAGCGTTGCAGATCAAATTGGATTCGATTTCTGCGAATCTGCATTGTGATTAAAAGCCCTCAAGCTGGGCCCCTGCCGTGCCGATAAGGTGAGCATGACCGACAAAAAGCGACCCGCGAATGACCGGCTCGAGCTTCCTGAAGACGTGGCAGCTCTCGAGGCGGCGATCGCAGATCTCGACCCTGAAGAGCAGGCGCTGGTCGCCGCGATTCAGGCCGCTCAGGGCTAACCGGCGGGCCCGACTCCCAGGGCCTGCCCACCAGCGAGCGCGCCCCTTCGACCGTTCACGAGGGGGCGCGCTCTGCCGATCATTCTGCCGATCATTCTGCCGATCGAATTCGCCCTATTCTGCCCATTCCTCGCCCAGCCGCTCGAGCCAGATCGGCCTAAATCGTCGATAATTATCGGCTTTTCGTCGATAATTATTCCTCGAATTATTCCCGAATCTGCCCATTTTCGGATCGAGCGAGCTTCGACCCGTAATAGATGAAGGCCTCTCTCGAGGGGTGGCCACGCCCTAAGCTGCGTATTAGATGCGCATCTCGGCGCAACTTTCGACGATCTCTTTTCCTGCAGCGTCACTTTTCGCTCAAGGCCTGGCACTCACCAGCCGATAAGGAGTGCATGACAGCGAGACAAACGGTAGGGGGATGAAATGACGATTCGAATTTTCTTCGGTTTTTCGGCGTTCGTAGGCGGCGCGCTCTGGCTCCTGATCATCGCGACCGGCGGGTGCATCTAGTGCGCAAGTTTCAGACCGCCGCCGACATCGAGGCCGCCGACTTCGACGAGCACCTCGAGCAGCTCACTCACTCGAGGCTGGTCTCGCGCGCCGCGCAGGTCGCACCGCACTCGACCGACTTCGATCGGCTGGCCCTCGAGGCCGACCTGGTCGCCTTCGATCGCGACCAGGTGCGAAAGGTCGAGACGATCGACCGGCACGACGGCCTCGACGACTTCGCCGAATAACGGGCAGCTGAAAAAACTGCCCCAGGGCAGCCGCAGCATGATACCCTGAGGCCTTCCGGCGCTTCGGCGCCTTCGAGGTGACACGATGTCAGAGCAAGAAAGCGAAGAGCGGCAGAGTGATCGAGTCAAGCCGGGCCCTAAGATGATCGACCGGCTGCAGTCTAAGGCGAGCGCGTGCGAAGCCCTCGCCGAGGCCAGCGTGAACGCTGATCAGCTCGACCTGGTCGGAGCGCTCGTCGAGACGCAGATCGTGCATGTCACCCACCAAATCGAGACTATTGCCAGCACGATTCGAGGATTTGCTCGCGGCGAGAATGGCGACACTGCGCGCGCTGAGTATCAGAACACTCTCGACGACATGAAGACCGTGCTCGATGATCTCTGCAGCGTGGCCTGCCAGATCACCGAGCAGCTCGAGAAGTTCGGGGCCGCCTGATGCAGATTAAAAGCAGCACGCGCGAGCAGGTGAAGGCCTTTTTCGAGAGCCTCGCAGATCTCGAGAATGAGGCGCCGCCGCCGCCGATCACCGCGTCGCCTAGTGATCTGCTGATGCTTCTCGAGCACGCGGTCGGAAGTCTGCGGAGAATTTGCGACGATCCGGCCGGCAACTTCGCCGAGGTCGTCATGAGCGCGAGCGTCATTCGCCAGGCCGTCGACTTCTGGCTGAAGCAGGCCGAAGAATTCGTCGCAGAGATCGCGACCGATGGCTGACGCTCAAGTCGGGCCTGGCACCTCGCTGCTGATCAGGCACGCCGTGCTGCTACTCGTCGAAGAAGTCGAGCGCACGATGAAGTCGCGAGCCTTTCGCGCTGGTGCCGATCTGA